TGATGCCCTAAAGGATTGGTTAACAGGTAGACCAGGATACTTACCTGACTATGCATTCAATGGTGCAGTTCGTGTATTTGGTATTAATAAATTCTTATTCTTCCAATTAAGAAAAGAAGGTCTTGGGCAAGCAATGCTAGACTTCACACTACCAGTACCACTAGCAAGAGGTATCGGAGTTCTCAATGAGATGAGTGCAGTAGCACAAGGTGAAGGTATTATTGAATCAGGTATCGCCAAGAATTTACCATTGAAGGATGTACTTTACTACAGAATCCCTGAAGTTAGGGCCAAGCAAAGAAAGTATGTAGAGAGACGAGCAAAGCAAGAGGGTGAGTTCTTATTCGGATTACCTGATCCATTTGAGCAATTAGCTCCTAATCCAATCATCAATGATTTGAGGTAAGAAAAAACCTCACCTAGAAAACTAGATGAGGCTTACCACACACAGAGGGATTAACTAGGATCATATGATAAATCCTTGTGGGCATTACTGCTTGCACTCCCCTCAGTATGATTATACACTATGTATCAACTTTACCCTCTATTTCAAGGAGTAAATTCTTAAAGTGTCTTTTATTTTCTTGTAGCTCTTTTCTTCGCTCTTCAAGTATAGCGATCCGGTGGGAGAGAGTTCGTGACTCTTCTCGAATCATATCGATTCGTGTGTTCAGTCTTTCGACTGTATTACTTCTGAGTGTTTCTGGGTCTGTCATAAAGGTACTGTAATATATTTAACACCATCATGCCATTGTCCGATCTCTTGTCCGACAATAGAGTTGGCGATATCTTTCATTGTCCTAAAGATAGGCTTACCATCCTTGAACATAAATACAACATAGAAATCACATTGATGTGAGAACAGATTGGCGAATGTACTGTATTCAACAAAGTCATGTAGCTTTAGTTTGTTGCTACCTTTGACCTGACACCAAGATAAACCATTATCTGTTTCCACAAGATAATCCGGTAATGCTCGAATGGTTGGGTGAACCTTCCAAAACTCCTTAACCGGATTCATGACTGAATCAAAACCAGTATGGTGTATTTTTATACCTTGAGTTTCACAATAGTTCTCGAATAAGGTTTCGGACATTTCATCCTTGCTTATCTTTTGTCTTTGCTCGTATGAGCCTGTGTTTGTAATATCTTTCATATTAGAAGAATCTACCCTCCTTGAAGTAGAATTTGAAGTTATCTCTCAAGCCTCGCTCGCCTTCACGATTCTTAGCTATCAAGTAGTTAATGTGCATATAAGGCCCATATGAATCTGATGTTTTGGCAGACTCTGGGTCATTGTCTTTACAGTTCATGATAAGTACGATGTCAGCATCGTTCTCAATAGAACCACTATCCTTAAGATGGTATAGGTCTGGGCGATCCGATCTAGCTCCCTCACGATTAAGCTGAGATAAGAGTATGATTGCTATATCATTCTCCAATGCTATCTGCTTAACCTTCTGAGATATCTGTGCGATCCCATCAGCCTTGCCCATCTTATTGGAATTAAAGGGAATCAATTGCAGGTAGTCTATGACCACTAACTTTATACCCTTTTCTTTTTTGTATCTGCGAACATCAGAAGCCAAAGTATTAATACTTTTAACTGCATGAATTGTGTACAGAGGAATGTTATCGAGTTTCTCCATAGCATCGTCTATCTTAGCTCGGTTCTCAGGGGTCTCCACAAGCTCCTCAGTTCGTTTTAAATCAAGATTGGATAGTGTACCTATCATTCTCTTAGTAATCTGCTTCTGAGGCATCTCAAGGCTAAATATGAGAGTAGGAAATTTATCTCTTGAGGCTGATCGGAGTGCGATATTTAATGAAAGTGCAGATTTACCCACACTTGTTGGGGCGGCAATAGTAAATACACAACCTAATTCTAGCTTAATCTTATCGTCTAAGTGCTTCAAGTGAGTCTTAACATACTCATACTTGTAGTCACCACTAGCCATCTTATCATATTCATCTCTGATTATATCTAGAGAATGTTTGATGTGAGTAGTGTCCTTCTCTTGAGGTTGTATCTTATCTATCTCTTCGTTGACTGATTCAATGATGTCATCTGCTGTCTCATTTGATTCAATTTTTTCAAGGGCCAAAGTATACTGTCTCTTTAGAGTTCGTAGCTTAGATTTATCTAAGATTATTTTTACATATTCTGGCAGTACCAATGTACCTCTTTCGAGGGAATCAAGATTGATGATGGTGTGAATCAATTCATCGTTCTTTGCCTTGGCTGACTCAGTAACTGTAACTATATCTATAGGTGTACCAGATGCCGACAGTTCATTGAGGCATTCCCATATCTGCTGATGCTCTTCGTAGTGAAAGTCCTCAGCAATGAGAGAGCTTTGAACTCTCTCAAATACTAAGTCTTCTCCACCCTTGATGCAACAAGAGAGCAAGGACTCCTCTGCATCTCTATTGTGTGGTACTTGCATTATCTAATTCAGCAACTTTAGTTTGTAGTGAAGTTAGAACTTGTCCTAAGAATTTAATAAGAATCTTATCTGATTCCGGTAAGCCTCGTTGGCTTAGTTTTTTTTGTGTGTCATTTGCTACCTCGATAGCTTCTTTAATTTCGTACATAATTTTAGTGGTTGATTTCATAGTTAGATAAAAAAGCTAGGCTCGCATCTTACGAACCTAGCTGTGTTAGGGGTGAGATAATAGTTAAAAAGCAGTTCGCTTGAGTTCTTTATCTCTTTCGAGCATGCCTTGAGCAAGTAGACAATAACCCATGATGTCAAAGAATATATCTTCAACCTGGTCATTACCTTCTGTAACCTCAAGTTTACCATCCTTCGCAAATGTCATTGCTCGTTGGAACTTGTCTTGCATCCTAATGCACAGACCTACAAGAGGTTGCACACCGAAGTCTTCCGATCTGTCAAAATTAGCGAATGGATTAGTGTTAGTAGTTCCGGTGGTGTAGTCATTATTCTTCTTAGCAGTAACTGCTAAAAGCCTTTCGACTACCTCCTCTCTGAACTCATCATACCAATCCTTATCGTAGTATTTAGGATCGTCTGCCTGCACAGATGGTTTTGGTGTTACCTTCATTCTTAGAATGGGTCTTCTTCAGTTTTATCGTCAGCCTTTGGTGCATCCTTTGCAGTAACTGCCAAAGAAAGAAACTTCATTCCAGACTTAGATGTTTTCTTCCATCCCTTGATCCAGAACTCTTTACCCTCGATATCGATGTTTCCTCGAAAGTCTGGGTGAGACTCTTTTTCTTTCTTGTCGTTGGGGAACAATGCTCCTCCATTAGTATTATCGTATTTTTCTGCCATGATTATAATTTTGTGGTTTTCTGTTATATATAACAATTTATTTAATGTTTGATTGAATAAAATCTTCTATCTCTGACTTTCTGAAACGAAAGCATCTTTGTGATAGTTGATAGGTTGGGAACTTTTTTGCTTTCACATAGCTCCTTAAAGAAGTCATATTGACCCCTAGTATTTCACAAGCCTCCTTTGGCTTGATTAATTTCTCACAGGCTCGTGCTAAATCCATTCTTCGTCTTCTGTTTCAAGTGGTGATTGTTTAGTCACAGGCTTCTTATCTTTGAAGTCATGAGAAGCATCAGCATCCTTTGTATCATCACAGAGGAAGAGTGCATTGACTGCATACTTACGAGCATAGGATGATGCCGCCCCAAATGTCATACTGATATCCATTCCTTTTTTCTTTGGATCAATACCAGCTTGAGCTTTTGATGCACCGATTAATTTATTAGTATCAGTACAGTACAAGGCAACAGTAGCTTCGCAGAATAATATACCACCTAACTCATGTATCTCATCAGAGACTATAAGTGTGCAGTTGTATTTTTTTAGAAGAGGTTTCAGAGCATTGTTCTGATCCTCGTGTGTTCGGTAATAATAGTTGCCGAACTTATTGAACTGTGTCTTTGGAGCATTGAACTCCGACACGATGTTTAGTAACTTTTGTTTCATAAAATTTTTTAAGTAGTGTGCGATAAAGTTTAACCCTATCTTGTTGGTTATTACAAAGAGTTATTTCATTAGTGTCAACAAAGTAAAACGAATTTAGTAAATTAATTTGGTTTTCTTTTGGTTGGCCCTTAAATTTAGCTATCAATTGATTGAGTCCTACCGGATGTAAGTACCCACTTCTTGGGCGCTCAAGGAAGTCAGCTATGTTTCTCAATACATTTGGTAGGTCTTCAGCCTTGCCAGAACAGTATGAAAAAAACTTTCTTTCTATCACTCCCAATAGATTGTTGGCATTGAAATCAATAACCCCACGAATCTCTCCTGTCCTGTGGTCGTGGTCAACCACAGTCTTCTTCATTGGTTTTTGAAGTATAGGACAGATTCCTGGATCATGCCTCTCTCTGAACTCTTTTATTTTGTTGGCTGAGATATACATTCTACTGAGATGATTTTAAGTTTCGCACCTTTCTTAGTAGTACAGTAACCATCTTTAGTAGGTCTGCTAGTACACAAGAAACCAATCGCTTGCTTCTCATCCCTCGCCCATTTGCGAGTCTTGCCCATGTAGTCTTCTGGCATATCAAAATGTCGGTATTTGATTTCATATTTATTCAATGATTCTCTTGGTTAATGTTGTGAAAGCTTTTGCGGCAGTATCAGGTACTACTCCATTTCCTAAACTGCGAAGACGATCTATTCTGTATCTATTTGTGTCCAACCCACAGTAAGACCCATCATTTGTTCCACCCAATTTGGATTTAACTTCAATAACTCTTGGTTCTTCCCATTCGTATTGTTCTTCATTAGGTCTTGCAGGGTATTTTCGCCTGCTACATCTGGCAGTAAGTATCTTGGGTTCTTTTCTTGACTCGCCTTCGGATAAGCTCCCTTCCAATCCCTCGTTGTCGGTGTCGGAAAGTCCTTCACTTCTTGACATAGTGGTGGTTTCTGACCTCCATTTGGGTGAAACTTCCTCGGCTTTTGTATGTTTGCTGAGTCCATCACAGTCGGTGTTGACCAATTCTCCATTGTCTCTACTGCATCCCTCAGCTTCGCCCCAAACATTTGATTGCTTTTCTTCCGAAGACTCTTGAACCCATTCTCTGTCACAATCGTCTCCACTCTCCCACCCTCGGCATCGCTCGATCTCGGAGTTGGATATACCAAGGATGAAGACTCTCTTTCTCTGATGAGGCGCTCCGACTTCACTCGCTGAGAATACTCCTGCCTCTGCCCTATAACCCATTTCTTCCAATGTTCTGAGGACATATTGGAGAACTGATTCTCCTTCGTGGGTTTTACTGCTGATGATTCCTTCAACATTTTCGAGGAAAACAATTCTTGGCCGGCACTCTGTGATTCCTTTGGCGATGAATGGGAACAAGTGTCTTGGGTCATCGACACCTTTTTTATTTCCTGCATGAGAAAATCCTTGGCAGGGAAATCCTCCAGAGAGGATGTCCACTCGTCCTCGAAACTTTCTGTATGGGAAGGTTTTAAGGTTCGTATAAATAGGAGCTTCGTCAAGCCACCCTTTTTCAATCTTGTTCGCCAGGTTCGCAATAGCGAAGGCTTCGATCTCGACATAAGCGATTTCTCTGACATTTGGCAGAACTCTTCTGAGTCCGAGTCCGATTCCTTCATAACCTGTACAGAGGCTAAGGTGTGTAATTGTTTTGGTAGTATCCACATGATTCATATAATTTTGGTTTAGTTACATTCTTATTTTCCAATAAAGTCGGCTGATGAGTTTCATAATCTCAATCGCTTCCTTAACTTGGTCTTCACTCCACACTTTGTGGTGGTGTTTTTTAGTAGTGATATCAATGCATACTGATATGCACTTCGGCTGATAGTCTAATCCCTTTCGTCTAAGCATCTCTGACTCAATGGCTAGTTGCCAAAGGTCTTTGTCGTAGAACTGCCTAGATTTGCGGCACTTGTAATCAGCTAAAAATAATTCATTATCTTCTGAGCTTCGTAAGATTACATCAACTGACCCACAAGTCTTGATTCTGGAGTCAGAAATCATATATTCTGTGGCGATAATCTTATGCTCTTTTTCCTGCACCCAATCTAAGAATGGTTGAGCGAATGGATCATAGTATTCATCCTCTTCATACTCATCGCCAAACTTGTGGGCATTCAGTAACTTCTCAGCACAAGCATGAACTCTTGTACCAAACTCGGAACTGTAAATCATTTGGCCGGTTTCTGGGCATTCACGAAGACCATAGCAGAGCTTTTCTAAGCCTCGCCAATCTAAGTTGTCGTGTTCCTCCATCCGAGCATACTTAACAAGACTTCTCGGTTTATGGATTACATCCAGGAATGGATCACGAATTGTTGAGGATATTATTGTAGTAACTGAAGGGAAGCATTTCGCCCCATAAGACTTAGCTCCCTTAGGTGTGGTAATCTCCTCTTTAAGCTCAGGAGATTTAGGGTCAGAGCAATCATAAAAATGAGCCATACTGTTATATATGGCTCATTTGTACTAACTGTCAATTGCTTAATTTTCGCTTCGTAAAACTAGTCTCCGAATGATTCCTCCTCACAACATTGGCACATCTGCCTTCGTGAATTGTAGAGAATTTTATCTCCACACATCCAACATTTTTTAAAGAGCTTACATACCAGAATTTCTAGCTTTAAAGCCCATTGTCTTTTGACTAGGATGCCTCCAAAGCCTTTACGATGAGTTATGTATCTAATCATTGTCATCCTCCTTGTAGCGATCAACGATTACTCCTCTATGGGTCTTCGCCCATGCCTCTAATGATTCCCAATCAAGCGAACCATCGTATTTAATGAATGGAGCGATCTGATGGTCAGTTAAGACATCATAAGCTCTACCATGGTAATCAATACCAATCTCTAGATCATCTGCCTCTGTTACAGGCACTCTGCTTTTGCTTATCAGCGATAAAACTGAAGGCATTACTTCGGATATATGTTGTATCATAATATTTTAGTTTTTGTTAATAAAAGTTTAATGAGAGCCATCCCGAAGGATGACTCCGATAAACCTTTAGAAGTTAGGCTGTATGGATATATTGTGGCTTCTGATCCCATCATCAAACTCATTCTCTAAAACCATATCTGTGGCTTCATCTTGAGTTGTAGCTTGGATAATATATGTCTCAGTTACAAAAAACTCAGTTAATGTTTGTTCGGCATCCTTAGGCATCTTTTACCTCCCATCCTTCAACTGCTTCTTGATGATCTTGTATGGCTTCTACAGATCGTTTGTATGCAATGTTCTTACCAACCTGTATGCCTCGCTTGAAAGCCTCATCTGAGTCAACCTCGCAAGGTTTTTTATATCTGAGCAAAGCCTTTTTGGCTTCATCCATACTGTCGATCTTTTCCAAGATTTCGCTTGTATCAAAATCTCTGATGGATTTTTTCTGGGTACATACATCTGTGTATTTACCTAGGTAATCATACTCATTCATTAAGACTGTTTTGAAGTCATCCAATGCTTGAGCATAGCCTTTAACATAGGAATCAGTTTTCGCTTCGTAATGCTCTTTAGCATCGCCACAGGCTTCATTGTAGCCTCGCTTGTATCCTTGGTCGACTGATTGCTTGTGATTCCATTCACTAGCTCTCTGCCCTGCTTGGAAGCCCTTGTGGTAAGAGTTAGTATCCTCCTTGAGATAGACTGCAATATTCTCTGCCTCGTTAAGCCTCACATAGCCATCTGCTCCACCATTGTATGCCTTGTAGCCAACATATGGATTTCTGCCCTTGATGCGAAGCAAATGAATAGACTCGCTATCCTTCATATATTTTTTGAGATTTGAGACGAAAGCTTTACCTTCGGAGTCATTAGGAATCTTGAATAAGTGATTGTATTTTTTCATAGTATTTTTAGTTAGTATTTTGAGTTAGTATTAAGTGTTGTAAATTTGGTGAACAATGAAATCTCCATCGGTGTTTTTGCCATCCTTCAATTGCTGATCAAGATCGGAATAGTCTTCGTAATAAAAGAAGATATCGTAATCGAATCTCTCCTCGTCTTCAGTCCATTCTACTTTATTGTAAAAGCTAGGACAATCTATTGCAACTGTTCGTCTTACGATGTGCTTGGGATCATCCTTCCATGACATATCTATTTCGTATGTTCGTATATCTTGTATATTCATAATAATAGTGGTTAAAGTTTCGCTTCGTAATGCTATGCCTGTAATATTTCTAGGTCTTGTTGTGCATCAAAGAATTTGTACAATGCAGTACAGTATTTCTCAATACCACTCAGATCGTCTATGTCGAAATATTGACCCTCCATAATGCATTCATCGTCTGCATTTTTTGGTTGAACCCAATATTGATTGTCCTCCTCGTTATCGCCATCAAATTTCGTAGAGTTAGGAATGAAGATTTGAACCTTCTTCTGAAAGCAGTCAAAATCGACTGTAATGCTCGCAAACTGATCGTTGCCATATGTACTATTCCATACATGGAAATCTGCCTTTTCTAGCCAATCTGCGAGCTTATACATGGCTACATTGGCAATGTCAGAATTGTGTTGTTTATACCAAGTTGTGAAGCCCTTAAAAGCGATGTGTACCATCTCATTTTCAGCTTGTTGGATA